GTGGCTTGGCTGGCTCACGAAGCGCTCTCGGCGAGAGCGCGCCACCTTCCAAAAGCGGAGCTTTCGGCCACTTTTACATCTGATCCGTCACCGCCGATCCAACATCCATCCCTCCCATCCGGAAAACAGAGGTGGCGCTCCGGTGAAATCCTCGCATGCGTCGCCTCATGGCGCTCAAGTCGTCGAAAACAAGCGGCAGATGGCGGAGGGGGTGGGATTGACCTTCGGTCCACGCCAGTTTCGGCTTCGCCCGAGAAGAACGGTCGCTGGCGCTCCCGCCGCGTTCGAACGCCTCCGCTACGCTCCAGAAGTTCTCACCCACCCCCTCCGTCAGTGGCGTGTGAAAAGCGCGAAGGCCATGCCGCACGTGGAGAGCGGCGGAATCCGATGGCGGAGGGGGTGGGATTGACCTTCGGTCCACGCCAGTTTCGGCTTCGCCGGAGAAGAACGGTCGCTAACGCTCCCGCCGCGTTCGAACGCTTCCGCTACGCTCCAGAAGTTCTCACCCACCCCCTCCGTCAGTGGTGTGTGAAAAGCGCGAAGGCCATGCCGCACGCGGAGAGCGGCGGAATCCAATGGCGGAGGGGGTGGGATTCGAATCCTGTAAGTGTGCGCTTTAAGGGAATTGCTAGGGTGCGAATTTCGCTTGGTTGCTTGGTTTCCTCCACTCGCGCTTTCCAGGCATTTCCCCAAAATTCAGATTCTTGCGGAACATTCGCGGAACTTTTTCAGCTCACTTCAACGGTTTCCAGGTCGGCCACCCAGTGAATCGTCGTGCTGGCCGCGCCGGTCACCCGGATCCGAAGGCTGCCGTTCGTGGTGTCAGCGTCGATGGTGATCGTCCAGCCGGTCGCGCCGGCGTCCGCGAAGGTCTGGGTTGCCGTCGGCGTGCCGACCAGCGCCACGGTGCCCGCGCCGGAGCCGCGCTTGACCACTCCGTCGATCGTCCAGACAGCGACGTCACCGGTCGAGCTCCGCGCGATCAGGCGGCCGCGGAACGTGAAGGCATGACTGTTCGGCAGGATGATCCTGTTCGTGCTGCTGCCGCTCGCTCCGTCGAGCGTCGCCTCCGTTTGGGTGGCATCCGTAGTCGCGGCGCGGGCCAGATATTGCCCATGCTGCGCGTCGCCTTTCGTCGAGAATTTGCCCGACGCCCACACGCCAACCCCGCGGATGCCACGGCTCGTCGCTTCTTCGCCGCCAGGCGCCCAGCTAGATTGCCCGCTCGCCGTGTTTTGGTAACCGTTCGCGGTGGAGTAGGCCCCACTGGCGATGTTGCTGTAACCGCCCAGAACGCTGGAGCCGTCGCCGCTCGCGGTGTTGTTATAGCCGCCGCCAATTACTGAGCGGATACCGCTCGCGACCGCGGACGACGATGCCCGCGAGGTTTGGAAATCTACCGCGTTTGTGCCGCGCTTGTCACCCCCAGTCGACGTGCCGTCCGGCACCTGAGCCAGGAGCGCCCCGGTCCCCTTCGGGCGGATCGTCGCGTCCACGTTGGTCGCCGCATTGGTCGCGGTGAGCGAGACCACGGGCACCGTCGCGTTGGGCGAGGAGGTCGAGACCGCGTCCGTCCAGTTGGTGAGCCCACCGCCGCCGGTTGACCAGGATGGCAGGCCTCCGGAAACGGTCAGCACCTGCCCGGTCGAGCCAATTCCAAGGCGGGTCAGCGCGCCGCCGTTTGCCCGGTAGTATAGATCGCCCGTGCCGTCGCCGCCGAGGGTCATGGTAGGGCCGGCCGTCAGCGTCGTGCCGCTGCCCAGCGTCTTGTTGGTCAGCGTCTGCGTGCCCGTCAGGCTCACCGCACCCCAGCCGGCGAAAAGGTCGTTCACCACGATCTTCTTGGAGCCGGAAGTACCGGCGGAAACGTCCACAATCGGCAGGATGTCCGTCGCCGGTGCGAGGTTGCCCGAGGTGAGCGCCACGCGATCGCTGACCTTTTGGACGGCGGCGGCTGGCAAGAGGGAGGCGGCCAAAAGGCCGCTCAACAGGATGAGTTTCGTCTTCATGATAAAAAAATCAGGTGTCGTCTTCGTCCACGGCCGTGCTGCCGTCCTCGCCGACCTCGACCTCGCCGCCTTCCGTCAGCGTCCAGTGGCTGGAGGGCGTGCCCGGCCCGCTCGGCGGCGACACCGGGTTCGTCTCGTTCAGGTAAACAATGTTGTCCGCGCCGGACTGACGGAAACGGTTGACCAGGTCGCGGTAGGCGTGGCGGGCGGGCGCGCCGAGCGTGTAGGAGACCTGCCCGGATCGCAGCGTGATCGCCTGGCCGACAATGAGCGCGCCCATGGACTCGTGAACCGGAAGCAGCTCCATCACGTCCACCCGCTTGCCGAGGTGATGCCCGGCCGGGATGTCGCCCGGGTCGATCGCCTGGGAGATGGCGCCCTCGTGCGGCAGCCAGTTCTGGCTCGCCAGCAGGTTCGCCGCGAGGTCGGCCGGCGGATTGACAAATGCGTAGTCCTCCTGGCGGATAAGCGTCGTGTCGGTCGACCAGTCGTTTTTGACCGCGATGAACGGTACACTCACCGTCGTGTAAAACACCCAGCGCATGCGGGCCGGATCGGGCACGATATAACCTCCCTGCATCGACCCACCGATCGCCTGGTACCAGGAAGGAGGCGTCACCGTGTAGGGGCTCGGCAGCGGCAGCTCGGCGTCGATCGCAGTGTGGATCATCGCCGTCACGCGGGCGTTGATCCACCCGATGCCGTCCTTTGCCCACCAGTCCTTAGTTTCTCCCGCGGTGAGGTAGTAGTTGTAGCCCGCCGGCAGCGAGTTTCCGTCCGCGTCGGTGATCGTCGTCGGGAAATCCTGAGTCGCGAAAAGGCCATCGTCATACGGCCCCAACGAAAGCCCTATGCCGCCCGTGAGCCGCAGCCGATCCTCCTTGTTGAGTATGATCTGCGCCGCACCGATCTCCGCGCTCCGTACCACCACAGCGTCGGTGAAATCCTGAGGCAGGTAGGTATCCACTTCCGGGCCGGAGGTCGTCACAAGCTGGACCGACGGCCGCGTGGTGTCGGCCGTGCCGGCCGTCTGGAGCGCCCACTGCGTCACCCGCCGGTTGTCCACCGTCGCGCGCTCGGCGGAGGCCACCTTCACCTGGCTCAGCTTGAGATCGAGCCGCGGCGTGATCTCAATCCGGGGGAAGCATCCCAGCGACGGCGTGATGGTCACCGTCGCCGCCGCACCACGGCGCTGCATGCACAAGGCCGGCGGCGTGGCATCGCTGCCCGAGTAGTCGAAATACAGCGTGCCGTCGGCCACCCAGCGCATCAGCTCGCAAAACGCTTCGGCGTAGCTCATATCGCGCAGCGAAAGCCTCGGGATGTTGAACGTGTCGGCGATGCTGCCGGCGCTGATCGGCGCGCCGGCGTCGATGGCCCGGGCCGCGAGCCCCTGCAGGTGGTTTTTCACCCCGCCGGTCGCGAAAACGTAGGCCGCCCGCTCCTTCGTCGTGCCGGCCTGGTCGGCCAGCACGTTGGAAATCATCATGTTTTTGAGCCACCACCACGGCCCCTCGACGGTGATCTGCGCGGTGACCCTGCCGCCCTCGGCCACGATCTTCGGATTGACCACGTTGCCGGTGAAGAACCGCGCGCCGTTCCGGTAGAGCGTGATCTTCTGGCCGTTGTCCGGCACCAGACCGGCCACCTCGCCGTAGCGGCCGAGCCAGACGCTCCACGTCAGCCGGTCGGAGTCCAACGACCGGAACTCGACCACCGCGCCCTCGGCCTGGAGCTCAGGCAGGGTGTGCGTCGAGGCGTCGACGGCCTTCCCCGCCTCGCCCTTGATCGTCCAGACAATCGCCATTCGCCCGCATCATCCCGGCGGCGGCGGGGCGGCGCGACGGGGCGGAGTGGTCCCTATGTCCGAAAAGGTGACCTATTACATCTTGAACCGTCCATTTTCTCATCTAACTCTCACCCCGTCATGAACACGCCCGGCGCGGCGACGGGATTGAACCGCGCTCGGGTGTGCGTCGGTGAGATCCCTCGAGCGGCCAAACCAGCACGCGGGTGGGTGCGCGGCGTTCCTTGGACACTGCCCTCGCCCGCGTGCCCTGGCAGGCTTGATTCGCTGCGATGGTCGGGCTATCAGGGGGCTGCATGAAGTCCCCCGGCGCCATGATCTATCTCGCCAGCGTGATCGCACTTACCCGCTTGGCGCACGGACAAATATTCGAGCCACAGGGCACCCACTCCATCGAGAACGGCGAAGGGTATGAGAAGACCACCCAACCGTACGTCGCCCGCGTGCCCTACGTGCTCCATTGGCACGCATCGAAGACCTACAATCTCTACGGCAAAGCCGATCCCACCGTGAAATTTCCGGTCGGCTCCGTCGGCATCCACGTTTACGACGAGAGCGGAAAAATCATCGCCAGGGTCACCAACGGACCGCTGGACGGCGAGCTTCAGGTCAACCGGCCCGGAACGCACCGCGTCCATGTCTACACCCTCGGGAAGTGGGAAACCTGGTTCGTTGAGAACGAGGCGATGCTGCAGGAACAGCACCGGCGGATGACCTACGGCTTGCCCGCGGTAGACCCCTCCTCCCGGCAGGCCCCGGGTGCCTCGGTCGCCGGCTGCGCGAGCCAGCTCGTGGCGGAAATCGAGTCCGGCAGAGCGAAGCTGAATCGCGACTCGCCCTACTGGGTCGCCGACAACGCCGAGATCGACCAGAAAATCAGGTTGGTTCGGATCGCCGAGGGTAAAGCATCCTCGGTAGAGGAGTTCAAGCGTCTGGTCGCCTCCATGCTGCCGGCTCCAACGGAAAACGCTCCGCCACCCGAGACCGCCACGAAACCCCCACCCGCGCAGCCCCTCCCCGCCGCGCCAGGCGAACCCGAACCCATCATCGTCGAATGACCATCATGAAACGACTTCTCCTCCTCTCGCTCGCCCTCGCCACAGCCTTGCCGTCGTGCGACTCCGAGAAGCGACGAACCTATCGATCCAGCGGCCGAGTTCAGATTTACATGTCAGGGCTCGAGTGCGCTCGGACGGAGGCCGACGCTAAGAGCGGAAGTCTTTACGGCAACGGTGGTTATTTCCGAGACGCTCATCTTTCCGCTTCTGCCAAACGCGACCAGCTTTTCTCTGAATACGGCAAATGGCTGACCCAAGCCGAGATGGACGATGCGTTCGAGCGCGGTCAACGATATGACTACCGCATTCACGATGTGAACACGGAACTGAGAAAGCTGGAGGCCCTTCCCTGATCGACGATCAGTGATTCAGGTTTCCCTGCTGCTGTTTCACGTTGTTCAGATCCCGCCGCATCTCGTCAATGACCGACCATTGCTGTTGGTAGGTGGTCAAGAGCTCGGAAAACAGCGAACGGACACCCTGAAAAGTGGTTCCGACTTGGGTTAAAAATGCCCGTCTCTCGTCTTGTGCTCCCTGCACCTGCCCGGCGAGCTGCTGGATCAGCCCCTCGGCTTCGTTCAGTTCCCCCTCCTGCGTGCCGCCCTGCTCGATCTGGCGCAGACGTTCGACAAGCGCCTGCACGGCCGGGTTGCTCTTGGCGTCCGGAATCGCGGCGGTGATTTGCTCGATCATCCCCTCCACTTTCTGCGACAGGTCGTCCGCGGCCTTCTGCGTGCCGCTCTCCAACTTCCGCTTTGCCTCCACCTCCTGATCGTCGATCTCCTTCCCGCGGGCCTGGACGTTGTTCTGCTTCAGCTGGTCACGGTCGATGGTCGCCTGCTGCAACTTGTCCAATGCCTCTTTGAGCTGGTCCGCCAGCTTCAGCGCCGCGTCGCCGGCGCTGTTGAAGGTCTCCTTCAACTGCTTGGTGTTCGCTTCTGCCGTCGTTTGGGCTTGGCTCGGCTTGTTCGCCTCTTGCCGCGTCTTCTCCAGGTCTTCGATCTCCTTCTTGAGTCGATTCTCCTCGATCCCCTGCTCGACGATCCCACCTTTGAAATTACCAGACAAATCCCGAATCGCCTGTTTCCTTGCCTCGATTTCCGCGTCGTAGGCCGCTACCAGATCCTCGCGCTTCTTGATCTCGGCCTGGATGGTCTCGGCATTCGCGTGCATCGCCTTGGCGGCGTCCACGAAGTTCTGATCGCCGTATTTCGAGTCGTCCTTCGCCAGGTCGACCACCTTCTGAGCGTCGGTCACGCGCTTCTCGGCGGACTCCTCGTCCTTCTTGCGCAAAGTCTCGGCGATCTCCTTCTCCTTGGCGGCGATCCGCTTCAGGATTTCCTCCCGCTCCTTGGCCAGCCGCACGGCAGCTTCGCCGCTGGAGGTCGAAAGCTGGGCTTCCACGGTGGCCAGCCGGATCCGCTCCTCGGCGATTTCCTTTCCCCAGTCATTCTGCGCCTGGCGCTTTGCGCGCTCGGTCTCGGCCTTTTCCGCCCGCTCGGCGAGCTGCTGCTCCTTTTCGAGGTTGGCGACCCGCTTCGCGCTGTTGTTCACCAGCACGTCGAAGCTCTTGGCCAGGAAGTCGTAGGCCTTGGCCAGATCCTCGACCTCCGCCTTGTGTTCCTCCTCGGCCTTGGCCGTTTCCCGGAGCTCGTCCCGGACCTTTCCGAACATGCTGGCGATGGCCGGCGCGAACGCGAGCAGGAGGCCAAGCACCGCGCCGCCCGGGCCGAAGCCGGTGAACAGCTGCGGAGCCTGCTGGGCGAACGCGCGCGCGGCATCAGTGCCGCCCTGCACCTGCACCACAAAGTCCTGGACCTGATAGGACGTGTTCTGAACGTGGCGGCCGATCTCCTTGAAGCTGCCCGCCGCGGTGTTCGTCGACTTTGCCAGATTCACCTGGCCGGTGTCCGCCTGACGGCTAGCTCCGGTGACCGCCTTCAGTTGCTTCTCGGTCGACCTGAGCTGGCCGTTCAGATCCTCGAATTCTTTCGAGCCGATTGTCGCGTTGCGCAGCTCCTGCCGCAGCCGCTTCACTTCTTCTTCCAGCGAGACGATCGACTGTTTCGCCTTGGCGGTCTGTTCTTCGAAATCCGGGCCGAGGATGTCGGTGGCCAACCCCGAGGTGGTGCCCTCCGTGCGCAGTTTCCGGGCTTCGGCGAGCTCCCTCTCGGCCTCGGCCAAGTTGTGAAGCTTCTCGGCTTGGTCTTCGACGACCGCGGCGTCGATGATCTTGACGCTGGACTGGTCGATTTTCCCGACCTCGTTGGCGACTTCCTGCGCCGCGGTGCCGACCTTTTCCAGCGACTGCTCCGCCTCCTTTGCTCCTTTGGTGTTCGCCTCGGTGTTGATCCGGATCTTGACGTCTTTGTCAGCCATGCGGGCAGCTTCGCCCTCCATGTTTCCCCCGCCCACGCGGCGGAGTGGTCCCCCGCTCCTTGACCGATCAGCGGAAAATGGCAAAAACACGGACCATGGCAGAAGATCAAACCGCTCTCCCTGTTCGCTACCATCTTGAGATCTACGAGAGGTCGTTCGCGAACGACCCCTGCCTCTACCACGAGGCGCTGTCTCCCTTCATGGCTTTCCACGTCGGCGATTCAATCGATCCTCACACCATCCTGACCGGAACGCCCGATCTACAACCAGGCCACTGGTGGAGGATCAAGGACGTCGTCCATCGTTTGTGGGAGATTGAGGGCTCCCACATTGGCCATCAGATCGGTCTTTGCGTAGTGCCCGTGCCTCGGCCCGACTGATCCGAGTGATGCTCACGCCCAAGCCTTCGAGGTAATCGGCCAACGGCAGGCCAGGACCAGTCGTGTCGACGTATAAGCAGTCCGGAGGCACCCGATTCGCCAAAGCATGATTATCCATAGCGTGAGGGTGCCTCGCTTTGCCATCGGATTGAACTGCGCGGAGTGGTCCCTCATACCTCCACCGGAGCCGCCGGCACTGCGAAACGGTATTCCGTCGCCACGGTCGAGACCGGTCCGGACGGCAGCGCGGGCCGCACGTCCTGCAGCACGGCGTTTTGCCATTCCCATGCCATTCCGCCGACGGTGATCCGCAGCGTTCCGGTGGCCCCCATCAGGTCGTCGCCGGCCACCCGCTCGGGCGAAAGGAACGCCGCCTGCGCGTCCGGGTGATTGGCGTGGTCGCGCTCGACGAGGAACGACACGGTGCCCGTCGCGCCGCCGAGCGGCATGAACCAGCCCTCGGCCGCGAGGTAGCCGTCGGACTCGAACAGATCCTGCTCGGCGTCGAAGGACGGCGCGTCGAGCCAATCGCCCACCGCGGCGACCGTGTAGGTGGTGCCGTCGAGGTCGTATTCGACCAGCGCTGGGGACTGGAATGCCATGGGTCAGGTGAGTTTTCGGACGGTGCCGCCGGTGATCGGCTCGGCGATGCCGGTGTCGAGGCGGTCGCTGCCGACTGTGCCGGGGCCATGGAGGGTGAACGTCACGGACCCGCCGCCCGAAATCACGTGGTCGGCCGCCGGATGGCCCGTGTCCCAGCTTTTGCTCGTCGACCAGCTCGGCACCACCACCTGGCTGTCGATCAGCACGCCGTTGCGGAAAAGTTCGACCGTCCAACCGCTCGGCCCGGTCTCCTCGACGAGGAAGTCTGGAGGCCCGAGTCCAGGCGAGTGCTTGTTGCCGTCGATCGGCAAGGGATCGAGGGCGGTGTGCTCCCAATCACGGTAACTGATCCGCGACACTCGTGTGCCGAGCGAGATGACCTTTCGCCCGAAGACATCCGGGGTAATGGCGGCCGGTCCGACGCCGTTGATTTTGTAGGTGTAGGTCGCCCCGTCGGTCACGCCGTCCACATGCAAGGCGCATCCCGCGAATTCGAGGTCCACGTTCCCGTCTTGGCTGATGCCCGTCACGCCACCGGCCTCGTAGGTCGGGGTTCGCTGGCTCGCCGCGTCGATGCCCACCTTCGTGCTTCCTCCGCTACCACTACCGGTCGTGCTGACGCCGGTCACGGTGTAATCGCCGTCCGCCACGCCACCGACGCCCGTAACTTTGACCACGTCGCCCGGAGTTAGCCCGGTGCTGGTGCCGCCGATGATGACGGTGATCCCGCCGCTCGTCGTTCCGCCTCCCACGACGGGCGGGTTGTACCAGCCGCCGGTCACCGTCAGCGCGGAACCGGTCGCGGTGAGCCCGCCGTTGATGCGCAGCGCCAGCCGCTCCTGGTAGCCGGGAAACGGCAGTGTCAGAGGTGTGCGCTGGACGGACAGCAGCGCCGCCCGGCAGAATGACGAGCCGCCGCCTAGGGTCTCCACCCGAAGCAGTGCCTTGCTCGCCCATGGATCGCTGGCCATGGCCGCGAGCATCGCCTGCCACGCCTCCACGGCGGTGCCGAACTCTCGCGTTCTGGCGCGCGTCATCCGGCGCTTGCGGTTCCCTCGGCCGTAGGGACGGCCGTTGACCGCCTGGTCGAACCGCCCGACGTCCACCACCTGCGCGAGCGTGCGCTCGATCTCGTCGTCCATCAGGTCGCCGTAGTCGAGCAACACCCGCGGGCTCACGCCCGCGGGGTCCCAGGTGATTCGCCAGGCGGATTCGCGCATGGGGGTCGGTTAGGCCGGAGTCGGATACGGCGTGTAGAGGTCGAGCGCGCCGCCGTCGGCAAGGTGGACGATTCGCCACACAGGCGAGCCGTCCTCGTTCTTGATCTCGGGCACGGTGGCGAGTTCCAGTCTCACGTGGATGCGCAGCACGCCGGAAACGGTGCCGTCCTCCTCGATCATCGCGATTCGAATCCAGCCGTCCTTGTAGCGGTCGGCGGCCTTGAACGCCTGCTGGGCGGTGTTGTCCACCGGCGCGGTATCGAGGCCGAAGGCGAGCTGGTCGAACAGCTTGGTGGCGAAATCCTTCACGGTGACCTCGTAGGCGTCTTCGACGACGACCTTCTGGGTTCGCTCCTTGTAGCCGCCGGTGTCGAGCGCCCACTCGCGGGTGCGATCCTTGGTCTTCGGGTTGTATTTCGCGTTGCTGACGTGTCCGAGGCGGTAGTCAGCCGTGAAGGCGGCATCCGCCGGTGCGGCGCTGGCGGACATGGTGACGGTCGAAACGACGGCGCCGTCCGGAATGAAATGCAGGGTGGCGCCGACAAGGCGCTCTTTGAGGGAACCGAATGCGTAGGCCATGGGAGTGTGGGGTCAGGGGTGGAAGGATGAAACTCAGACGCCATCGATGCGGACCTTGCCGAGCGACTCCAACGCCTTGGCGTCGGCCTCCGGCAGGCGGACCTTCGCGCCGGCGGCGAGCTCGGCCAGGCCGTAGGTCGTGCCGGTGACGAGCACCGTGCAGTTGAAGAGGATGGGTTCGGCCGCAGCGGCGGCTTCGGGGGTGGCGGTGTCTTTGGCCATGGTGGTTATTATTTCTTGGAGGTGGCGGGGGCTTCAACGGGCAACACCGCAACGTCGTATTGCGGGTCGTCCGGGAAAGATATGGTGCCGCAGGAGCAGCGCATGAGGCCGTTGGACGGGACGTTGGCCGGCCACCAGCCGTGGAGCTTGTCGGCGATGAGCTGCATCAGCTCGTCGGCGTCCTTCGCGTCCTTCGCCGTGAGAGTCGGCGCCGTGAACAAGGCGACGGCGTAGTTGCCGCCGTAGCGCACGGTCTGCTTCTCCGGTGTGAGGTTCGGCGCGTCGACCAGCCGCACGAGCACGGCCTTGCCGGCTGTCTTGTTCATGCGCTTGAGAAACTCGCTCTCGATGTCGGCGCGGCGGAAGTAGATGACCTTTCCGGCCAGCTCGGGGATTTCCTCCAGGCGATCAACGATGGCGAGGCCGATGGTCTTCGGACGGCTCATGGTCAGAAATCGAGGATGGGGTTGCCGCCGTAGCTGGCGGTGCCGGAAGATACGGACACCGGCGGATCGTCGGCGAAGGCCGACGGGCTCATCGTGGCGAGGGATTCCACGAACTTCTCCGCGGCGCGTTGCTCGTCGCGTCGCGGGTCGGTCATTCCCTCGACCACCGGGTTCATGCCGAGCAGCGCGTTGCGCGCGAGCACGGCGGAGTGATAGACGGCGAAGTCCGGAATCGTCCCGGACGCGCCCATGGCGGTCACCTTCGGGTTGCTGCGGATCGCGCCGCGGATGCGCGCCGTCACCATCTCCACAATCTGAGGGAGTCGAGGCGTGACGCTGGTAGCCTCGCCCTCTTCGGATTCGGCGGCGGCGGTCTCCTCGTAAACCTCCAGCTCGCGCGCGGCGCAGAGGCTGCGGACGTGGTCTTCGGTGAACTCAACCCAGGGCATGGGGCAAGGATTCCCCCGCCCCGCCCGTCACTCCATCATGCGGAGTGGTCCCCGTGAAGCTCCCTCAAAATCGGGGAGCTCCGAGGGTAAAACGAAAAAGCCCCGCCCGCTGGCAAGGCGGACGGGGCTTCGTATGGACCAACAAGCAACCAAACAACCGGGAGATCAGAAGAGCAGTCGGAACGACACCGAGCCGGTGAACGTGCCGGAAGTGGCACTCGCCGTCTGAGCGATGCGCACGTAGCGGCGGGTGCCGGGCGGGAAGCGGAAGCGGCAGTCCTTCGCGGGGGTGCCGGTGCCGCCCGCGCCGGTGACGGTGGTCGAGACGGCGGGGTCGACGGCGGCCCAGTTGCTGCCGTCCGCGCTGTCCTGCAGGGCGAACGTGAGCACCTTGGTGTCGGAGATACCGGCGACGGCCGGGATGTCGATCTGGCCGACGATGCCTTCGATGTTGCCACCGATGGCCTGTTCCAGGTCGATCGCGCCGGTGTTGGCACCGGCCTGGGCGAGCGCGACGGCAACTTCCTTCTGCGAGTCGCGGATGTTGCGAGAGTATTCGTAGCTCATGGGGTGAGTTCCTTTCGTGGGTCAGGGGTTCAGGCGACGATCGCTTCGGTGTCGAGCAGCGAGTCGGTGGCGACAATCGGGATGCCCTCGAAGTCGGTCGGGGTCGGCACGTAGGACGAGCCGCCACCGAGGGTGCCGTTCTTGCCGTTGCCCTGGAGGGCGACAAGCGCGGCGCGAGCGGCCTGGAGCTGCTTGCGCGAGCGACGGGTCATGAAGATCGCGTCCGGCACGACGCCGGATGGGAACTTCGCCAACGCATCGGCCAGTAGCGCGTCGGTGAGTCCCTTGCCGTTATCGGCGGTCAGGTTGCAGATGCGAACCAGCGAGTTCGGGTTGGTGCACTGGATTCCAGCCCAGCCGGTCAGGTGGGAGATCAGACCGTCGAACTTGCCGCCGTTGGCGTCCGTCAGCGTTTCATCGCGGAACGGCGGCAGTTTCAGCACGGTGCCGTTGCCGAAAATGAGCTGCACGTCCTTGAGGCCGAACTTCACGAAGTAGACCGAGCTGCCGGTGCCGGCGGTGGTGCCGGTGGCGTTGACGACCATCGTGTTGTCCACGAAGTCCTGGAGACCGGGGAAACCCTTGGCGTCTCCGCCGGTGCCGCGACCGTAGTAGATCTGGCGGCCGATCGCGCGGATCGCCGCTTCCGCCACGCCCATCGACTCGTCGGTCATGAGGGTGGACTGCGGGTTGTCCGCGCTGATGAGCGCCTTGTCGATCTCGACCGCCGAGCGGATCGGGAAGGTCTGGACGAGCTTGGTTTCGAAGCGGGACTTCGACGGCGTCACACCTTCATTCACGCCGGTGAACTGCACGGACGGCAGGCCGACACGCAGCAGGGTGCTGTAGGAAGTGCCCTCGATGGTGCGCGCCGGAAACTGCGCGACCTCGGGGGCATGGACGAGGTTGGCCTCGATGAGGCCGACCTCCTTGGAACTGGTGCGTCGCTTGGCGACGTCGAGCATGGTGAGACGGGACATGGTCGTGATGGGGTGGGGTTACGATGATGGGTGTTCGGGTCGTCTCACTTCGCGTCGATCTCGGCGGCGAAAGCGGCTTCCACGCTGGCGTAGGGGCTAGGGGTTTCCTCCTTCTTCTCCGGCTCACCCTGGCCGGCATTGACGAGGGGCTTATCGATGCCCGGATGCTGCTTCGGCAGCTTCGAGAGCTGGGCCTCCGCGTTGGCGTTGCCCGCTTCGATCAGGCCGGTGTAGAACGTCTTGGTGTCCTCGTCCTTCGGCGCGATGCGGCCGTCAGCCACGGCGGCTTCGACGAGGGTCTTGGCGCGCTCCTTGCGGGCGTCGGCGGCTTCCGCCTTCTGCTTCTCGGAGTCGGCCTTGAGCTTGTCGCGTTCCTTGGTCAGGTCGGCGATGCTGGCTTCCAGCTCCTTGATCCGGCCGGCGCTGGCCTCGATCTTCTGGACGGCGGAGGTTTCGGCGTCGGAATGAGCCGGGTCGATGCCGAGGGCGGCGAATACGAGTTTCGACATGGGAGTGGGGTCTTGATGTTCGATGTCGGCAGACGCATCGGCCGCCGCGATACGGGGAATTTCCCGGAACGCTGGATTGTTGACCAACGCGCCGAGTGGTCCCCGCTCGGGCAGGCCGGCGGGCGTACCGTCGTCGCCAATCAGGAAGGTCGGGGAGAAGTAGGAGAAATCGCGGCCCTCCACTGCACGGCGGCCGGAATCCGTCCAGTCCAGCGCGCACATGATCCCCTTCCCAACCTCGTAGCGGAACGCCGTTGGCAGCGCCGCGGCCGGGCCGGTGTTCGAGTGGTCGAAATCGATGATCGGCCGCACGTTTTCGGCCATCCGCTTTTCCAGGTCGGACTGGAGCGAGGCCGCGACCGTCGCGCCGTTCTCCGGCGTTACCTTGACGAAGATCGTCTGAGCCTTGCCGTCCACCTTCGGGGTGATGCGGTGCTTCCCCTCCGGGATGTAAACGATCTCGTCCGGAATCGCAGACGCATAGAGCGGGTTGCCAAGGGCGGAAATCAAGCGGGCCATTCCCCGAGGAAACCGGCACCGTCGCGATCAATCCACGCGCGGGAGTGGTCCCCTGTCAGTCGACAAGGACATTCGGCTTGAGCGCACGAACACGCTTCGTTTGAGTCTCATACTCGGCCCGCTCCGCCGGAGTCACGGTGCCGGATTGGACCTTCTTCATGAGCGCGAGGAATCCCGCCACCTTCGGTGACTTTTTCAGCGCGGCGACGTCTTCAGGCCGCACGCCTTGGACTACGTTCTTCCTCATGGCAGGATTCTGCTTTCGACAACCACCTTATCGCCAAAGATGTCCGAGATCAACGCCAATGCCGTGCGCCTCCCGGCATGGGTGTCACCGCCTTCCTCCGCCTGGAGTTTGTAGGCGGTGGCGATGCCGTTGATCTCGTCCGGCGAAAGCGCGGTAGTTGCCCTGAGCACGAAGATCTCCAGCTTTCCGGTCTCGTTGGCGGCGACGATCCGAAGCGTCATTCCTGGGTGCGCCAGAGCGAATTTCAGATCGGCATCGCTCGGCCCGCGTCCGCTCGGGTGATTGTGGGAAAGGATCGCTCCGTCAGGCACCCCATCGGGAATCGTGACTGAGTTTTCGTCGCCGAGCCTAGCTTTGATCAATCGCCCTTCCTGCGAATGCACCAGTAGGATTTCATGGGGAGATTCGAGGATCTTCCGTTCCTCAGGCGTAAGCGTCGGATCGTCCGCAAGCAGATGGCGGGCTCGATCCGCCCCTTTGCCCAGCTCGGCCCGAGTCGTCGGCTCCGCGGCCTTTCCGTCCACCATCTCGAACACCTTTTCAGCGATGGCGCGCTGTTGCGCCGGAGTGGCAAGATCGCCGCGCTTGAGGATCTTCGACAGGCGCTCGCCGAGATCGTCGCCCAGCCGGATCGATTCCCCCTCGTCGACGATGGCGAGCCCGGCCTGAGGAAGATCGGCCAGAGCCTTCCGGTATTTGTCCGCTCGGGCCGTTTCGCCGCGCTTTTCCGCTTCTTCCAGTCCCCGGGTGAGAGCGATCCGCCGGGCATTCGCGGCGGCCTCGCGGGCGGCTTCCTCCGGGCTGAGCGGTTTCGGACCGTTGCGAAGCTCGCGGATCAGCTTCTTTTTCAACTCCGGGTCCATCTTCTTCGTGCTCGCCTTGGTGCCAGCCGTGATCGGGGGTGTTTCTTTCATCCCCTTCGCCGCGGTGTCAACTGGCAGCCCGAGCGCCCTCGCTTCCTTCCGGGAGACGTCCTCCTGCGTCACCCCCGAGTTGAAGCCATACGGACCCCACGGAACCTCGAAGCCGCCGATGCTCTTCGCATTTTGGTAGCTCGCCCACCATGACAGGTCGGTTTTCAGCCGAACGTCGCCGAGGTGTGCTTGATGGCGCGGCCGGGGAGTCGTCACGCCACGATCGCGGATCAGGCGAGCGGCCGGGAAAGCGCGCAGCACCGCAGGTTCCATCCCCTGCTTCCACTGGCCGTAGCCGTAGGCCTGGCGGACGTTGGTGTCGAAGATCAGATTCAGCCGGGCGAGGCTGCGGATGTCCTCCACGTCCTTCTGGTCGACGTCTTTGAACTCGTCCGGCTTCGCCATGCCCTCGGCGATCATGAACTCGCGCATCCGCTCGACGAAGTGCGAGCGATCGGCGACGGCAAGCGCGGTCGTCTGCTCGCCGTCCGGCGTGGTGACGTGCTCCCGGACCTTCGCCAGGTAGTCGAACAGCAGCGTCTGCGCGCGGTCCACGAACCGGGCATTCTCGACGCGCGAGACGAAGAACGCCTGCGTGCGGAAATCCGCCTCCTGCTCGCGCCACGTCGCCGCGTCCCACTCGGCCGGCAGCTGCTCTTTGTCGAGGAGATGTCGGATCGCCTCGTCGAACGGTTTGGGCTCGGTGATCATTCCAGGTCCTCCAGATGGTCGGCCAGAGCCTCGCGCCAGGCTTCGCTGAACGCACCGGCGAGTACGTCTTCCGGTGGCATTGCACCCGGCCAAGCCGGTTGCGTCACGCTCTTCACCAGCGCGTAGACCGCCCGCACCGGGTGCGTTTTGATTGCGGTCGCGCCAGCCTGCCCACGTCGGCCGCGTGAGCCGGTGGTGAGTTCGTCGAGACGCTCCAGAAGGGCGTTCCGGCTCTTCGAAATGAACAGCTTCCGGCCGGTATTCTGCTGGTAAACCGACGCTCGCAACCCTTTGGCCTCCGGGATCAGCGGAATCGTGAGCGCCTTCGCGCGCTTCGGCGTGATGGTGCCGCCGGAGACTTTGAAGGCATAGTAGCTGGCGTCGTTGGATATCGTCGCGCCGTCGGCATCCGAGGCCTCGAACTTCCAGCCACGCGCCACGTCGGAGCCGAAATGACTGCCATCGCCGGCGGCCTCGCCCAGGTAGCGCTTCCCGCGCCAGCCTCCCGAAGCGTCGAACTCGCGGTGGTATTTCGCCGCCGCCTGCTGCGCCGCGCGACCGCCAACGGCGTTCAGCCCGGCCGCTTCCGTGCCTGTCAGAGCGGAAATGACCTCGGCCAGCGCGCGGCTGGCTTCCTTGTCGTCCAGGTTGACGGTGATCGAGATCATCACTCGTAACGGCTGGTGCTGCCCGCCAACGCCGCGCTGCTGATCGCGTTCGTGAACGCATCCTCCAGCGCCTGCGTGTCCAGCAGGTCGAAGATTTCCGGCAGTTCCTTCTGCGCTTTTTCAAGGGCCGCCAAAAAGTCCTCGTCGGTGACCTGCTTCGACATGGCCAGCGCGGCCAGTCGGTCGAAAAACGGCCGCACCGGGGCCAGCCACTCGCGCGAGACGCCAGTCAGCCCCTCCAGCACGGCAGAGGACAGCTTGTCGACGGTCAGCGGCTTCTCCTTGGGGATGACGCCCGCCAGATCCTCCCGGATCGACGCCGCGACGGTCGTGCTCGGCATCCGGTGGAGCATCATCAGCGCGCGCGGTGCCGGAAGTTCGACACGGTAGGCCGGAACCGCGGATTGGGGGTCTTCCTCAAGCTGGGCAAGCCAGCGATGGTGCCCGTCGAGCACGTAGCCATCGCCCGAAATGAGGATCGCACCGCCTTTCAGGTCGCCGTCCCGGATGGCCTGGCGCATCGCATCGACTTTGCCGCGGTGGTAGTTCGATTGCGAAGGCTTGAGGTCGCGAGCCACGGGCTGCACGAGCGAGCTGTCCGCGCCGCGCTTGCGGAGGAACTGAACCATCGCCGCCCGGTTGGAGCCCTGAATCTGCGGCATCTCGCTGCGGGGGATGCCGAGCGACTCGAACTCTTCCGGGAAATCGACCATCTCCGTGCCAGCATCCGCCGCTTCCACCGGCTTCTTGCCGCCATCCTTGGCCGGAGGTTCGCCCGGCTTCGGCTGTTCTTCGGGCGTGGCCGCCGATGGCTCGAACAGCAGCTCGTCGCCTTCGGCCGGGATTTGGATGCCCAGCGCCTCGTAGCCCTCTTCCTTGCGGATCGGGATGTTGAGGGCCTTGAGCTTCGTGAATCGGTCCGCCTCGGCGTTGAGGTCCTTCTTTTCGGGCCAAACCGCCCACACGCCGGGCAGTTCGTCGCGGCTTTCGCCGTAGTTGAGCGAGTAAATCGACGGCACCAGCTGGTGCGTCAGGATCTCGCCAACGAAGTCGCACACGCCCTCGATGACGTCCTGGCGCACGCCTTCGTGCACCGTGCCGAGTGCCTGGCTTCCTTTGTCGCCCGCCGAGCTGGTCAGAGTCTGGCCGAGGATGAAGATGTCGCACTGCTCGTCGGCGAGGTCGATCAGCACCTTCTGCGCGACGGTGTTCGCGCCCTTGCCGGCGTCGACGAAGTTGATCTTGGTCCCGGCCGGGAACGCGCCCCAGCCCGCCGAGCCGATGTTCGCCAGCATGTCGCACACCGCCTTCTTGGAAAGCTCGTCGCCGGTGGCGTATTCGGCCCAACGGAACGGCACGCCGCACACCTGGGCGAACTGCGTCAGCCATTTGAGGCCGTAGACCGCCGCCAGCCAGTAGATCGCCAGCGCCCGCAACGGAGCCGCCACGGCCGCATGGCCCGGATGCCCGCCGTTGATCGCCAGCAGGAACCGGTGTTCGGGGAAATCGACGTAGTTCTCGGCTCCGGTGCCGCCGTTCTGGTCGAACATCAGTCGGTCCTCTTCGTTCCCGAGGTAGGGATAGCCGTAAAACCGCGGTGGCACGACCTTCGCCGAGCGCGGCCGGTAGCCGCGGGCATCGCGCAGCCAGCGCACCTCGAGCACGTGGTGGCCGAAGTAGTAGCCCATCGCCAGCTCTTCGACCATGCCCTCGAATCCCTTCTCGTGTCTGGCGACGTCCGGCTTCATCGACCAGATCGGCCCTTCGATCTCGCGCGCCAGCGTCTCGTCCGCCGGCTTCGGCTTTCGCCCCCGCTCGCGCCACGCCTGCACCTGCCACGGAGCCTTCCGGACGGCCCGCTTTACCTCCGCCAGCGCCTTTTGCAAACGAGGCCAAGTGTCGACCATGGCCTGGAAGAGCAGTTGCTGGCGCCGCAGGTCACCGGAAAGCGCCCCGGCCAGCGTGTGGCGGACGTCGCCCGGCAACTGCTCGCGTTCGATCAGCTCCAGCAGCCGGTCCTGCGCCTTGGTGACGACGATTCCGTCGGTGAAGCGAGACGGGTTCGGCGCGGCCGCCGCTTCAACCGTCTTCACCTCATGGGACTCCCGCTTCGGCGGAAGCGCGAAACTGCCATTATTGCACCCGAGCTGCATGGCCGCACAGTGGCACGGTGCAAGCCGGGCTGTCGTCGTGGCTCAGTGGTCCCCGTCCCTGTTCACTCCCCGCTCTCCTTCCCGCGACAGCAGCCCCTGCGCCGCCCACTGCCTCGCCAGCGCGATCTGCCGCTGGCCGACCTTCGCGGACTTCTCCCGGTTCATTCGGGCGGGCATGAACTCCAGGTTGTAGAGCTTGCAGTCGAGCTCCGGCACCACGGCGCGCGGGATGATGTGATCCACCTCGACGAGGTCGCCGGAGTAGGGACCGCGGGTGATTGTCGGGGCATTGCCCTTCCGCAGCTTCGCCATCCCCTCGTCCGTCAGGCAGCCGAGCCGCTCCAGAATCGTCAGGTTGCGCAGCAGCGCCGCCTTTTCCACCTCCGCCCGCGCGGTGCCGGCGTAGCCCGCCTTCCGCTGGGCCTGGTCGATCACGGCCGCCGCGTCCTGACCACTCCGCCGGGCCGCCTCCAGCCAGTAGACGATCTTCCGCAGCCGCGGGTTGGCCGCCCGTGAGCGTTCGAGCGCGTCCACCTTCTGCGGGCACACCAAGGGTGCCAAAATCTCCGCCTCGCCGATGGCCAAGGCGAGCGGAGCGAGAATCAACCAGAGCAGGGCGAAAAGACGGACGATCACGCGCCCCGTGGTAAGCTCCTCTCCTCGACAAGCGAAGCAAAACGCACACGGCAGCCCCGCTGGCTACTCGAGCCCCGGCAACGTCTGCGTGCCGTCCTCGCGATTCATCGCGACCCCACTTCAGCCAGCGTTTGGCCGGCGGGGGATTTCACGCGCACGCTCACTGGCCATAATACGGCTGGGAAGCCTTCGCCTGCTGGTAGGATGCGAGCGCGTCGATGTTTTTGTCCCGTTGGTATTTGAACAATGCGGCATCGGCCGTGTCAAAAATGGCCGATGCCAATGCGGCGACACCGAACAGGAATAGGCCGCTCACGATCGCTCCGATTGATGGTAGCGTTGTCACCGAATCTACGCCCTTTGAGCTTGCGAGTGCACCGATCAGGACGAAGCCACCCGCGCCTAGGCAAATTGTTCCGGAGATCATGAAGGGCAGGCTGAACCAAGCCCGCGCTCCCTTATAGGCGGTGTTTTTCCTGATTTCATTGCGCACCGAGTTTAACGAAGTGCCGTTCGAGCGAGTTTTTTTCTTAGGCATGGCGAGATCCTTCTCTTGAATCTTCGACTCCCCTGCTCCGTTTCCGCAAGCAAATGATGTCGAGCCATCTTGTCACCCAGGGCCGCGGCTGATAGATGGGGATCACCCCCAATGAAAAAGATCCTCCTACTCGCTGCCCTTGGTGCCTTCGGTCTCACCTCCGCCATGGGCGCCACCTGTTCGGGTGACGACGGCTGCACCGCCTGCAAAAACTGCCATAGCTGCAAGCACTGCAAGTCCGGCGGCACCTGCGGTAAGTGCAAGCATTGAACTCACCGGCGGGTTGTCACCGGTGTTTCCAGTGGCAGCCCGCCGCGCCACAGCCTTTGCTCATCCGCTCCACGTCGCCGCGCAGGCCCTCGATGATCTTGTCCTGAGCCGTCAGCCGCGAATTGAGCGAATGCCAGATCGTGAGGGCCAGCGTCGCGATCACGCCGCCGAGAGTGCCGATGATGCCGAGTAGCCAGCCGACAGGGAGTTCGATCATGGATTTCAGGCGGTGATGCGGTGGATCGAGCGGACGGAGGAAAGCGGGCGCACCTTGGCCAGCACCGCCCCGCCTTCGCGCGAGCCCGCGGCGTTGGTGTTGCCCTCGATGGTGAGCAGGTTGCCGTCATCGTCGCGGCCGATGACGATGCCGATGTGTCCGCCGGTCTTGAACTGGAAGACCACGATGTCACCGGCACGCGCGGTCGACTTCTCGACGCGGTATTCCACGCCCTTGCCTTCATTGTTGCGTGCCCACTCGTCAAAGCCGAACGCCGCCGGCGTGGTCGGACGCTGGAACGGCACCGGCTGCCCGCCGATCGCCTCGCGCACGCACCAGCAGACGAACGCGGCGCACCACGGTTGGCGATCGAACGCGCCATCCGGGTAGGTCGTGGCGCTCCAGAGCTTGTCGATGCCCGGCCCGCGGTTCGTCGATGTCTCGAACACGCCCGCCTTGAGCTGTTCGCGCGCCACCCGAACGATCCGTGCTGACAGCGATTCGCCAGCACCATGCCTCTCCGCCGCATCACGGGCGGCCATCGCCCGGCGAGTCTTCGACCCCATGATCCCGTCCAACGGGCCGGGGTCATATCCTGCCTTCTTCAGTTCGGTCTGGAGTTTCAGTGTATCGTTGTTCATGGCGTGAGGGAGTGGTGAAAAATCGGATCAGATGCAGGAGGTGACCGAGGATGGTCATGGCATGAGCAATGCCGTGAACTGGTCGTCGCTCAGACCAAGCAGCGCCTTGAGCGCGGCGGCGTTCGCGAGGAACAGCGGATCGTCCGGTCGGATCTCCTGAGCGAGAGACCAGGCGTCCTGAACTTCCTCCGGCAGGCTCGCGAGGAGCGCCTTGAAGGTAGTCCATTTGCCCAGCGCGGAGAGCCGGCGCATGATCGTCAACTTCGTGACACCGGCGGAAATCGTATCAACCGCCACGGCTGCTGGCATCGGCTCAGGCTCCCACCCGGCCGCGAGCTCGGCGTCCCGCCACGACTCGAACGCCTCTTGAGTCATTTCCTCCGCTCCGGGCGGCAGTATGCCTTCACCCGGAAAACAACTTGCCAGCGTGAACGGGTCCGGGTGCTTGATGACGTAAAGCATGCGGTCAGAACGGTTGGACGATCACATCCTGCACCACGGTGAGCGTGGCGGCGGACTGCCCGCTGCTAGCGTTCGCCACTTGAATGCTCGGATAGCTGGACACACTGCCACTCGGCACTGCGGAAAGGGTGAGCTGAGGGGTGGCAGGGAACGCGGAGTTGAAGTTTGAGACAAACAGGCTCACGCCGTTTGAGTCCTTCCTCAGACGGTAGTGGAACAGGTAAAACAGGTAGCCGACGGCAAGCCAACCGGACGTGTAGTAGACGCCGGACACGAAGGCCACGAGGCGGACCTTGAAGCTGCTTCCGCTGTCAAACACGAACTCGATCCCCCATCCGGTCTGGGTAAAAGCATTCGAGGCGACTGCGGTGTTCGCGGCACCACCGACCCGGAACAATGCACGGCCACCTGCCGGCACCGAGCACCACGCGGAGAAAGTGATGTCATACTTGGTGTTCGCGTCCACCTGGGACGAGCCTCCGTCCGGATTCATGCCGCTGCCGCCCATCAAAAGGTAGGCGTAACCGCTTGCCGATGAGCCGCTGACAACCTTGAAGCAACCGGCCGTGGACGCCGCCGTGGCCCCGGTGCCAGACGTTTGAGGGGATACCACGGTGGCGAATATGCGGGCGGTGGCGGGCACGACGCCTGCCGCACCAGGAGCACCAGGAGCACCAGGAGCACCAGGAGCACCAGGAGCACCAGGAGCACCGTCCTGGCCATCGATTCCAGCAGGCCCGGCAGGACCGCGATTGATCACGACCGAGGCTATCTGCTGCTGCCGCGTGGCGGTGATGACGATGGTCGAAATCATGCCGATGCCGGGGTGTCGCGGTTTTGCAGGATGAGCTTCACGGGCTCGCTCCAGTAGTCGTTGCCGTCAGGGTCGGTGAAGCGGACGTCATAGCGGTATGGGCCTGGTGCCCAGACCTCCGCGCCGGTGTCGATCGAGCAGCTCGCAGTGTCGCCCGCGATGGTCATTTCCGGCTCAGCGACGGCGCCGCCGCCCACCCGGGCACTGACAAAGCGAACCGCCGCCTGCCAGCCGGTCAGATCGAGGGCGTTCCCGTCCGCATCCTTGGCCTGAACGGCCAGGTCGTAGGTCTCGCCCCATTTGATCGTGTCGGTCTGCATGACGGTTGTGGTTTGCAAAGGGCAGGGTTCGAACCTGCGACCTCATCGGTGTGAAGGATGGGGTCCAAATTGGGTCACTTCGTGGGCAGAACAACGGGCGCGGCCGGTTCGGAGTGTAACAACTCCAGCACCTTCAAGCCTACGCCGACGACAAGGCCGATGGTCGTGTTGTCCGGCTTCTTCTCGATCTTGGTTCCGTCCGGCTTGGTCTCGACCACGCCGCAGGAGGTCAGCCCGAGCACGGCGAGGCACAGGGCAGCAAGGCATGCCAGCGGCGCGCACTTGAACGAATCGTTCTTCACCCCGTCGTCGAGGTAGTCGCCGACGGCCAGAGCGGAGTGTCCAAGCACGCCGAACAGCGGAGGAACCAGCATCACCGGCTTGGCGATGTGGGCGGGCAGAAACGTCGCCACACCGATCAAGTTGAGGCCGGCGATGAAGGAAGCGCCATAGGCGGTGGCGGAAAGGTAATGCAGGAGTTTCGCTTTCACCCCGCCACGCTGCCGCCCGTCACGTTTCGGATCGACGCAAGCGAGTGGTCCCCTTTGTGGTTTACAAAACCCACGGAAGGCATGAGCCAATTCCTCATGGGTCAAATCGAACCGAGCGCCACACACAACGAGGCAAAAAACCTCATTCGCGATCTGAAGCTATGGCTTGAAGCAATGGATCTGGAATCCAAGAGCGGAATCAGGGAGTCGCGCGCAATCAGGAAGCGAGCCCTGTTTCACGTGGATTCATGGATCGATCGCCACGACCGATATTCACCACCCTCCCACATGCCCGGTGGCGAAGGGTGAAGCGATCACGCTGCTCGCCTCCGCCGCCTGGGCGGTCACGGCCCCGCTGAGACGGGAACCACACACGATGCAGCCCAGCAACCCGTCGCCACGGTCGGGCGAGTGACGGCCTTCGTCGCGCATCTTGTCCTTCGATTCCGCCCGCAGCTTGCCGTTCTCGCTCCATTCGCTCTTGCGGGTCGTGAGCTGCTTGAACGTCTCGGGGTCGAGCTGGCCGAGGTGAATCCGGCCGCGCTCGATCTCGCGGGCACCGACGTGCCACACCTCGCCGATCAGGTTGGCGTATTCGTCCGGGTCGCTCGCCGCCTGCCCGCCGTGGAAGCGCATGATGTGGAACCCAAGCTCCTCAATGGCGTCGATCATCACGGTGCCGAGGCCGTCCGCATCGCCCCACACCTGCCCCGGGTGCAGGCCGTTCACCTTGAACAGGTGCACGAACTCCCGCGCGGCCTGCATGGTGTTTTTCTCGACCCACGCCTTCGCGATCTTCGCCATGTTGCCGCGGCGGATCGCCAGCACGTTCTCGTCGCGCCCGGCGGCGAAGTCGCAGAACGCGACCACTTCCCCGTTCTCGTTGGGCTGCGGCTGGCCGTCGAGCGCCTTCGTGAGCCGATCCGGTGCGAGAATGAGCCGCTCGGCATCCTCGGTGAACTCCGCGTCGTGCATCGAGCGGTAAACCGGGTGATCCGGCCCGTATTTCTCCAGGTCGCGCGCGCGCTTCGCCGGGTCGATGTGCGGGCACTCGATGGACGCCACCTTGCGGGTCCAGTAGAACTTCCGGTTGGCGTGGAAGGCGTCGTAGAACTGCCCCCATGGCTTGCCCGGTGAGGAGACCCACAGCTGGAAGACGCGCGTGCAGCGGTCGAACGCCTCGAACACGGCATCCGGCACCGTCTTCGCCTCGTCGACGATGATGAACACTGGATCGGTCGCGCGATCGATCTTCGGGTGCCAGCCTTCGGCGCGGCCGGGATCGTCGGTCGAGAAGCCGAGCGCGAACCCGCCCTCCGGCGTCTTCAGCTCGGTCATCAGGAAGTTCCACGCAGGGAACCGGCGCTGATGGACGCGCAGCGCCGGCCAGAGCTGCTTCTCCACCTGGCGGAACGAGCCCGACGTCACGACCACCTGCCCGCGCGGGAACCGGCTCAGGAACCACAGCACGGCCGAGGCGACGACCTTCGCCGTCTTCCCCGAGCCGTTCGCCGCGGCCACCGCCACCGGCGGACCGCCGAACTCCTGCAGGCCGATGGCCTCCAGGCACTCGATCTGCCAGTCGTAGAGGCTCTTCTGTCCAAGCTGGAAGTAGGCGAACTCCGAGGGCGACAGGATGGTGCGCTGGGTTCTCACGCGCCCTCCTCTGCCGCCGGCGGCTGCTGGAGCTTCGCCCGGGTCTCCGCGATGCGCTTGATCACCTCCTCATCCTCGGGCGTGACCTGGTATTCGCCCTCCGTCTGGATCGGGCCGCCATCGGGTCCGCTGATCTCCTGCGAGAGCTTCTCGCCGTAGCGCTTCGGGTCCCACTTTGCCAGGAGCTTCAGCCGCGTCTCGACCCGCAGCTTAGAACGGAGCACCCACTCCTTGTTGGGCACCTCGCCGAACTTCGTCTCGATGGTGTCGCGGTGCTCGTTCCCGACGTTGTCGGCGATCTCCAGCGCTTCGAGGGCGATCCGGTCGAATCCGGCCTCCCTTGCGCGCGCGATGGCACGAGAAAACGCCGGGTCGGAATCCATCCAATTCCTCACCGAGTCGTCGCTCGGCATGTCGTCGGGTTCGCACAGGATCGTCAGCGGCGTGCCCTTCGACAGCCCTTCGATGATGCGGCGCTCAACCTCAGGCGTGCGCTTGCTCGGCCGTCCTGGCGTTCCCTTGCCCTTCCTAGAGCTTCCGGGCCGACCTCCTGCTTTCTTCCCCTCCCCCTTGCCCTTGGTTCCTCGACTCGCCGCGGCCTTTCGTGCCCGATTTTTGGCAGGCTTCTCTGGCTTCGGGTAGTTGTCGCCGGACGGGGGACGTTTCATCCCTCCGATGTTTCGCGCGCGCGAGGCACTGGCGAGGGATAGCTGTGGTCCCCTATTTGAAAACTAAATAAAAACAAACAATCAACAATCACGCGCTCATTTTAAAGTTGAACACATCTAACTAAATGTGAAATACTAAACAACGCCATGAAAGCACTACTCAAATCGATATCAGCAACTATTGCTTGCGGAACACTCATCATCAACGCAGCCCCATTATCCATTCATGATCACGACACAGCCGCAATTTGCAACAGTTGCAACGGGACCGGAAAATGCCACAATTGTGGCGGATCCGGCTCTAAAGATGGGGCACCATGCGGCGCATGCAATGGATCAGGAAACTGCCGAGGCTGTAATGGACGCGGCTCATACTAATAAATTCAAACCCATTCACTCATGAAAACACTATTACTCTCCTCCTCTATCGCGCTGGCACTGGCTGGATCCGCACATTCCGAACCCACACATCAAGTCCAGGTTCTAGGCAGTGCCGTGATTGTAACCGCATCAAACAAAGAAAACATTCCCTACAATTTCCAAATCACGTATCAGGTAATTTACGATTCTTACGGCGAGACCAAAACCATCAACGTGAACCAAGCGGGATCCATTGAACCGAACACTACCAAAGAGATCAATCGGACAGCAGGATACATGACCAACGCTCGATTGGGAGCACCAGTAAACATCCAATGGTTTCCCATGCCAAAAAAATAGAGTCATAAAGGACAAAATATTCGGCAGACCCTGCTGAACGCTTGAGCATTCACTCACTACAATTATTGGCGCATCCAATCACATTTCTATGACAGCCGACACTTGGCTTTTCCGCTTCAAAAACGCCTCATCCTCCGGCGTCAGAGCCAGGCGAGCCGTCTTCTCCGTGACGGTCGAATCTTCCTTCACCTCGCGCTTGTCGGACTGATCGAGGAGCTGCTTTCCGAGCCAAATCAGCATCGTCACGTTTCCTCCCTTCGCTGCCTCAATCTGCTGGCGGCGAAGGGAAATTTTTAGCCGGCCGAAGCCCTTTTCATAGGCCCGCCGAAATTCGCCGTCCTCCTTGCCCATCCGGCGTTCGATCGTGCGCAGCCCGCAGCCGAACCACGACGCCATTTCGGTCGCCGTGGCTCCCAGCATGCCGAGCTTCTCCACCTCGGCCAGATCCAGCTCCTTGGCCGGCCTTCCCCTCGTGGCCATGGTCACTCCCCTCCTTCCGGCGGCAGCACCGCCAACGAACACCGCGCCGCCACCTTGGCAGGATCTCCTTTTCCGAAGATCAGCACATACTGGTGCGTCTTCCCGAGTTTCCGCGACTTCTCGAACTGACCACGCGCCCGCATCGGCAGCGAGCCTGCCGGCGTCAGCAGAATCGCGTCGTTGTAGAGCCGCATCCCGGCATCCTCGAAAGCGCGCACGGTGTCACCGGTGATACCGTGGAACCACCCTCGGGCGTCCCGCACATCGCCGATCACCCAGCAGGCGAAGGCGTTCGGAGCGAGCCGGGCGCATGCATGCCCGATGATCTCGCGGTACGCTTCGAGGAAATCCGTGTAGTTGCCGGCGGCGCTCAGGTCCTCCGGCCGGTCGCTGTAAACCTCCAGGTCGAAGTATGGAGGGCAGCTCAGGATGAAGTCGAACGGCTCCGCCTCTCCGATCAGGCCGGGTAGCTCCCGGCTGTCCCCGTTGATCCAGCGCGCCGCCCCGGGCACCGGCCCGAAGCTGGCCGCCTGCTGTTCGTTCGCCTGCACCTGTTCCGGCCGCAGGTCGATCCCGGTGTAGTGCATCCCCAGCTTGGCCGCGACCAGACCGCGGACGCTACCGCCGGCGAAAGGATCGAGCACTCTTCCGCCGGCCGGACACCACCAACGCAGTGCCAGCTCCGCCAACACGGGATCGAAGATGCTCGTCCCCTTCTGCTGCATCGCCTCGGGAAAGCGCTCGGCGAATTCCTTCCAGCTCAGCTTTCGCCCTGAGGCAGCTTCCACCTCGGCTTTCCGCTCATACACCTCCTGAGGTTGCGAGGACGTTGCGAATGCCAGCTCGTCGGCCCGCCCTGCATGGCTGGCGATGCCGGATTCCACCCACGCCCGCTTCCGCTCCTGCCAAGGGCCGCTCCGGGCATCAAAGACGGAGAATGGCGCCGCCCCGAAGTCTCCCACCAGCCCTCGCCCTTTGGGCGCGGCCTCATCGGCCTCGCCAGTCGGCTCCTCCCCATCGAGCAACTCGGCGAGCGCCTCGTCGTCGAAGCCGGTCAGGGTGAGATCGAAGTCTTCCACCTCGCCGAGGTCGCGCAGCAAGTCCTCGAGCCCAACCTGGTTCAGGTCCGCCAGTTCGGCGATGCGGTTGTCAGCGACGAGGTGCGCCCATTCGTCCGCCTCGGTGGCGAAGTCCTGCACGTCGACCGGCACTTCGGCCGCGCCAAGCTGGAGCGCCGCGGCGAGCCGCCCGTGGCCGGCGACCACGAAGCCGCTACGCGCGGAGACAACGATGGGATTGCGCCAGCCTTGGTGCCGGATGATCCGGGCCAGCAGCTCGATCTGCTTCGCCGGGTGATGGTTCGGGTTTCGCGGGTGCGGAACCAGCGCGGCCGGGTCGCGCAATTCCTTGTAGCTGCAATGGATCGGGAGCGGTTGCCGCTCGGGTTGACTGTTCACAAGAACAGTCAACCCGCAACCCTGCCAGAGCCGCCAGCGGTGTTCGTGGTCCCCAATACGCAAACGCAATCAAGAGGGCATCCTCAGAAAAAGTTCATATACTTGATAATTTAATTAGTTTCGGTTAAATAATTTCCGGCGAACCAACCAGAAACCACTAAGCATCATCCCATGCAAATAGATGTCGATATTCTTTCAGGCAGATTCAATGGCCCGCATGATGAGGAATTCAGCGGCTTCATCCACAACAAGGACGGGAAACAGGTGGGCAATTGGACAGCCTTTTTCTGTGAGTCGAAAGAAAAGCTATTCGAGTTCAGCGCTTTGGGCGCTTCAGACGATTATCTACTCAAGCGAATTCCAGCATCATCGGCCTGGCCTATCGCGTTCCTCGATTCGATCTACATTGAGGAGGAAGAACGTCATTCTGGATACGGCACACTAGGTCTTACCGCTTTCGCCGAGACAGCGCTTACACGTGGAGCAGCAATTGGTCTTGCCTGCATCCAATTCTTTGGGACCGAAGAGGAAACCATTAACCGTAACTTTTACCGGAAGAACGGTTGGATCGACCTGGACGATCTCGCCTCTGACGAGCCGGCCATCGCATATTTGCCTATCAGTGTCGCTGCGAAGATGGCTTCTGCACCCGCTTCCGCACCGTGAGACCCAGCTTCGTGAGCAACGCGAGAATCACCCGCTTCCGCTGCATCGCTTCCTCGAGCACGTAGGTGCCCAGGCGCAGGCTGATCCGCTTGCCGACGACCTTCTTGCCGACGTCGACGGTGACGCGAAGCCTCCAGCCCTTCCCCTGCTCCCAATCGAGGTGATGGGCCTTCTTCACCTCGTCGAGCTTGGCCTTGCCGGGAGCGATCTTCGACGTGCGCAGCGCGACGAGCGCCCCCAATTGCACGGCCTTGCTGGGCTCAATTTCTCCCGCTTCCCAACGCTCCAGCGTGCGCTTGCCGATCTGGAGAATTTCGGCGGCGTCGGCCTGGGTGTAGCCGTGCCTTTTCCGTTGCCTAACAAGGGCTTGCGGGAACGATTCTTTTTCGTCGGCCGCCTCGGCTGACTCGCCAATTTGGCGAGTTTTCGTTTTCGTGGATTCGCCATTTTGGCGAGTTGCTTCCGCACTCGCGCAAATAATTCGCCGGATGAAACCAAGCGAGAGCGTGAGCTGGTCGGGGTGGTTCGGATGGGTGCGGCGCTTCATGGCTTGAGGCGGTGGGAAGGACCGGTCATTTCGAGCACGCCACCGGTTTCGATCAGGCGTGAGTTGATGGAGTCGCCGAGCTGCAGGGCCAGCGCGTCACGGTCGAGATTGGCGAGGACGAGCGTCGAACGCATGTCGCCGTAGCGGGCGTCTAGGATGTGCGTCAGCAAGCGGTCCTCCCACTCGGTGCCGCCGCGCTCCTGGATCTCGTCGAGGATCAGCAGCGGAGCCTTGGAGAGCTCGCGGACGATGTCCGATTCACTCTCCCCGCCCTTCTTGCCGAAGGTGCTGCGGATGCGGAGGAATAAGCCCATGGCGGTGGCGTAGCGGCCTTGGATCCGGGCGAAGTCGCGCATCACCTCGGCGGCGAGGCGGGTCTTGCCAGTGCCGCGGTTGCCGATCAGGCCGATGATGCCGCCAGCGCGGACGCAGGCGGCGACCCTGGCGAAGCGATCGTTCCACTCGGCGTCGTCCGGGCGCTTCCACCCGGCGCGGTAGCGGTTCGGCACGCCGGTGCGTTCCGCCAGCGTATCGGCCAGGAATGGAATCGACGACGGGCCGCTCGTCAGCACGTCCGCATCGGGGAGTTCCGGCGCCGCGTCGATGAGCGCCTCGAGTCCGGAGAAAAGCTCCGGCATGTGGTCGGTGGGTTGGGTCACAGGCTTGGAAGTTCGATTTTGGGTTCAGGAAACTCGCCCTGGCGGTGCGGCGGGCGAGTGGAGTGGCTGGTCGTCCGGGTCGACTTGCCCTTCTCGACCTCGTTCCAGTGGCTTGCGTAGCGGCGCAGAGCGGCCCGCCAGTCGGCGATGGAGTGGCCGTGCTTGGTGATCCAGCCGGCGGCCTCCTGCGTGTCGTGGAAGGCCACGGCGCAGGCTTCGGAGATCGGCACAGGCCCGGAGCGGGCATAGGCTTTGACCTCGGCTAGCGAGGGAATGGCATGCGATCGCGTCGCGTCCGGGGTGTAGTTTACTTCTCTTCCTTTCTCCTTCTCTTCTCCTTCTCCTTCTCCTTCTCCTTCTCCTTCTCCTTCTCCTTCTCCTTCCGCTTTTTCAGAAATAACCGACGTGGGTTTTGGTTCGGTTTCCGACGTCGGTTTCTCGTGGGATTCCGGTTGGTTCTTTTTCGGTCGCCCGCCGTTGCGGCCGTTGGTTTTCGCCGTCTCGCGACGTTGCTTCACTTCGGCTTCCTTCTCGGTTGGGTATTCGAAAACCACGAGGTCGTCGCCGTCCCAGCTCCAGAGGTCGCACGCGGAACCGATCTCGCGGGCGGTCACACGGACCAGCTGCTGCCAGCGTCGGTCCTTCCAGTCGCGGCAGCCGGCAATCCGGCCGCCATTCTCCTGGCCCACGCAGTAGCGCAGCAGGCACAGCCATGTCGCACGCTCGATCGGCTCCGCGCCGAGGAACTCGGGCGAGTCCAAGGTCGAGGTTTCGAGGTTGATCCAGTTCATGCAGGGTAAAATGTCAGGGAAAATGAGTTTGTTAGGAATGGGCACGGGCGGTCCCCCACTCGGGGGCATCCGCGCCCATAGGTCGGTGTCAAACGAGCCGCATTTGCTCGCTGGCTGGACTTTCGCAGCGCTGCGGAACCGCCATCGGCTCAATGGCCACCGCGATGCCGGGGCGGTCACCCCATGCCTTGGTGACCTGTAGAGCCGCGACTTGCCCGTCGTCGCCGTAGAATCCGAGGCGCGTGAGCACGTCGGCCACCAGCTTTACCAGGTTGTCGCAGTCCGGCCGGGCGTCCATCGGCACCCGCCCGAGGGCGAGTCGGCGCTTCGGTTCGCTCTTCCGCCAGGGGAAGACGAAGTCGACTCGCAGCGTGAGCGGCCCGGCCAGCGGCTCCGCCGGCGCGAACGGCCGGCAGAGCAACAGGAGGTCATTTTCGGCCTGCGCGTGTTCCTTCTTCGGAAAGAACCGCGGCTTGCCGCCCACCATCACCAGCCGTTTGGTCTGGCTCGTCGCCTTCGGCGGCACGATGGGGAGGTGAAAAGCGATCATGCTGCCGCCTCCTCTTCCACGTCGAGCAGGGCCGACACGTCGGACGATTGCGACAGCGCGGCATAGACCAGCGCTCGGGACAGACCGCAGGGCACCGCATTGCCGATCTGCTTCACGGCATCTGTCTTGGTACCGGTGAATTGGTAGCCCTTCGGGAAACCCTGCGCGGCGGCGAGCTCGTGCGGCTGGAGCATGCGGAATCCGATGTCGATCAGGTAGGTCTTGCCGTGCAGCTCAATGGTCGGCCGGGCGAGCGCGAAACGCGCTTTGGTCGTCGCGGTGCCCAACGGTTGGTCGACCGGCTGAGCCTTCCCTGTGCCGTAGTATTCGACGAGGAACGGCTCGATCAGGGCAATCGCTCCGGCGGCTGCCACGGTCGGCGTCGGTTCGCTGACCGGGCGAAGCCGACCGTCGCTTTGCTGCGGGAGCAGATGCGGCTCGATGAGCGCCATGTCGCCGCGGTTCCCGCAGACGGTGCCAAGCGGCTCTTCCAAGCTTTTCACCCGGCGGGCGTCTCCGTTCGGATCGGTGCCGTTGCCGTGCGCGACCTGGACGAGGAAGGGTTGCGCGAGGCCGTGATGGACGCCGCCCGCGGTAATCGCGTTGAGCGGCGCATCTACGGCGCGCGCGGTGGCGTCGAGCTGTCGCTCGCTGGTGCCCCGAAGCTCGACAAGGAACGGCTGAGCCACGCCGTGACGGGTTTTCGTCGTCACGGTGCCGAGTGGTTGCTCGGCCGACCATTCGCCGTTGGCGCTGCTTTGGTTGTCCCAAGCCACGATGTATGGCGAAACGAGCGCTCCCGCGCCGTGACTGGTCACGGCTGGGGTGGGTTGCTCCAAATCGTGGACACGGGGATCTTGGCCCTCGCGCTCGCCGAATTGCGGAACGATGAAGTTCTTCAGCCCGAACTTCCGCAGGCCAGCCATGATCCGGCGCATCGTCTTCTCGGACAGCGGGCGCTTGCGGTCGAAGATCGAGGGCGTCGGCAAGGTCCAGTCGATGATCTCCTTGGCTGCAACCCAAGGCCGCCGGGTTCCGAGCAAGTCGGACTCCCCGCCGCGGGTGTGAGTCGGCGACGGCCAGACGATCTTGCGACGGCCGCGCACCGCTTGGACGAACAGGCGCGTCCGGGTGGTCGGGTCGCCGTAGTCGGCCGCGCAAAGCAGCTTGTGCTCAACCCGGTAGCCGAGCGCTTCGAGCGCCGCTTTCCACGCCCGGAACACCTCGCCCTTGCGGGATTTCAGCGGCCGACCGTTGTGGCCGATCGGCCCCCACGACGCGAACTCGGGCACGTTTTCGACGAGGATCACCGGCGGGCGCAGAGCTTCGGCCCATCGCACGACACACCAGGCGGTCGCCCGGGATTGGTCGTTGATAGGCTTCCCGCCCCGGGCGGTGGAATGATGGGTGCATTCCGGCGACGCCCACAGCAGATCAAGCTCGCCCTCGCCGAAGAGGTTGCGCGGGTTCACGTCGTCGATCGACGTGCAGAGGTGCCGGGCCGTCGGATGGTTGACCGTGTGGGTAGCAACCGCGACCGGCCAGTGATTGATGGCGGTGAGCTGCGCCTGATAGCCGAGCCGTTCAATGGCATCGACTGCGCCCGCGCTGGTGCCGCCAGCTCCGCAGAAAAGGTCCGCGATTTTGAAGCTCACGCCTCCCCCCTTTCCAACAGCCGGAACCGCATCAGGTGTTTGTCGACCCACTGGCCGGATTTGAACTTCGAGCGAAACCACTCGTCCATGTCTTCCTCTGATAGAAATCCTTCGCACGACCAGAGCTGACGTCCGGGGTGGATGCCACGCTCGGCGTGGTAGCACATGAGACCGATTTCGCCTTCGACACGACCGATGCGAATCAGGGTTGTTTCCACCACGAGGACCGCAGCCACGTCGATTTGAGGCGATCGGTACGCCGCTCCGCTCCAATTATAGAGCATGATGGGCTTACCGACCGGCCACGGGGTGTCGCGGATCGTGGTGACCTTTCGACCTTCGAGGACGGCGTCAGAGAATCGCGAGTTCAAGGGGCGCTTGATCATGCCGCCTCCTTTCCATCAGCCGTGCCGAGCAGTCGTGGCATGACTTTCGCCCGGAGCGCACCGTAGTAGGTTACGAACCGTTCGATCGCGTCCTGCATCTTCGCGGTGAACGCACCTGGTTCTTCGTGATGCAAGTGAAGCGCCATTTTCGGGCAGAAGCTCGCGAACCACCAAGGAAGACCGGTCACTGCTGGTGACATCGAGAAATGCACCTGCGGTCGGTAGGTGTCCGGCACTCCTCCGTTGAGCAGGTAGGTCGCGTGGTTCTTCGCCAGCGGTGCCTTGCATTCCAGTCCGGCGACGAACAGATCCTTGCCGTTGATCACCGCTCCATCGCCGTCGAATTGCGCATGGTCCTGCCACGTTTCCGGGGTGAGGCCGGGACGTAAGACGAGTGCATCCGGCGAGCAGCCGACGACACCGCCGAGCCCTGAGACGAAACCGACGGTAACGACTGCCAACCCGGTCTCGCGGGTAAATGCCTCGCGCGCCAGCGGTTCGAGTTCATTGCCGCGGTCGGTGTGGGCGTTGCCGGAAAAGCTGGGCAGTTCGTCCGGGCGGATGCATTCCGCGCACAGCTCGATCGCGTAGGCTTCCCATTGCGACGAATCCTTGCCGGTGGCGGTCAGCAGACGGGAGGCGTTCGAGGCGGTAACGCGACCCTTGCGGATGCGGAACCATGCTTCGGACCCTTGTTGGAGGTTGGGCCAAATTTTCATCGGTTCTGCCAAGCTTGGTTGACCGCGTTGGCGAACACTTGGGCGCGCGAAATGTTCTTCTGGTGGGTCAGCTCTTCTCTGATCGGCTTCAGCTCGCCCAGCGCGGCGCGCACCTTCCCCTCGAAGACCACCCATTCCTCCCGCTCGCTCGGCTGCGCGGTCAGTTCGAGCGTTTCGGCAGCGGGCGCGGCGGCGATCGTGGCGGCCGGCGGTTCCGGGTTCTTCACGGATTCCGTTTCCTTGCGGGCGGCTTCCGCTTCGGCGCGCGCTTTCGCCGCCTCCTCTTCCAGCCGCCTCCGGGCGTCCTCCGCTTTCTTCGCTTCGAAGCGGCGCCGGAGTTCGATCTCGACCGCGTCCGGCTGGCGCGTCTCAAGTTCTTCCTCGTCGGGCACCATCACCTCGCCGTGGGCGGCGATGAACGATTCGATCTGTCCGCGCGACTTCGCGATGGTCGCGTTGTGGCAGGTGACGATCGTGTCGAGCGCCTTCCGCATGCTGTCGAGCGTGCGCTTGCCTTTGATCGACTCGGAGACGCTGCGTCCGTAAACCGGCTGGCGAAGGCGAGGGGCGCAGTCGAGCCGCTCCATCGCCTCGGCGAAGAGCTCGCCTTTGCGGCGTTCCTTCTCGGTGGCGATCTTCTTTTCCAGATCGAGGCGGACGGCGCGGATTTCCTCGCCGGTGGCGTCCAGGTCGGTGAGCACGGCGTGCAGCGCCTCGGCGTCGGCCAGCGCCTTGTCCTTGGCGGCTTTCAAGGCGTCCTCGGCCGCCTTGAGCCCCTTGGTGTCGGCTTCAGCCTGGCCGAAGTCCTCGTCGGTGCTGAGGTAGCGGTTGATCTCGGCGAGCATGCCGCGGATGTATTCGCGGAATGGCGCGAGGTTGTTGGAAAGCACCTCGGCTTTGACGACGATGGCCAAAGCGGGGGCGTCTGGGTGTGCGGTAGCAGTGGTCATGGTCGTCTCAGATCAGGTTTTCGGGGGTGTTGCTGGCGGCGGCCGGGGCTTCGTTGCCCCACGGCTGGTCCTCGGCGGCCACGGTGACGGGGCCCTCGGGCTTCTCCGTCCCGGCGGCCTTGGCTTCGGCGAACGGGTCGATGGTGCCACCGCGGGTCGCAGCTTCGGCGGCGGTCTTCTCGACGGGCTCAAACCAGTCGCTCGGCGTGCTCATGCCGTCCTTGATCGACTCGGCGATCTTTTTGAGCCTCACCACCTGAGCGGGCGTGATCGCGTCCATGCGGCGCTGAATCAGCTTTTCGATTTGATCCCGCGTCACTCCGTGTTTGGACTGGAAGTGATCGAGGATCTTCTTTTGAGCCTCTGGGGAGACGTCAGCGGTAGCGACGAGGGTCGAGTCACACTGGCGCTGCGCTTCCTCGACGACATCGCCTGGAATCACGGAGAGCAGACAGGCGCGAACTCGGCGGGCAGCTTGATTGGCGCACAGCTCGTAAATGTCGCGTTCGTCGGTGAGCGCGTAACCGCCGGACCTCGTGTCGCGCCAGTGGCGGACGTTGAAGACGCGCGGCACCCGGTAGTTGCTTTGCAGGTCCCACGCGAACGCCTCGACCACGGACACGCCGATGCCGGCGGCGTCCTTGAACCGGTCGATCTCGCGCCATCCGCTTTCGATATTCCCCCAGTGCTGAGCGATCGCCTCGGCTAGACGAATCGACGGGCCCTGGATGTCGGTCCCACCGCGGGAATATTGGTAGATCGCCACCGCCGCCAGTGATTCGCGGCAGCACGCATTGAGGATGCGATCGAGCGCGGATTTCTCGTCACGCGGGAAGCGCTTGGCCGCCAGCATGGCGATCTGCGCATTCTGCGCTTCTCGGGCGCTGATCGCGCCAGCCATGGCCCCGCCGTTGCGGGGCTCGGCCAGCTCTTGGGAGAGATTGGCAAGTGATTTGCTCATGATTTTGCTTGTGGATGTTTCTGCAGGCAGCCGCCCGCGGCAGTGGGCTGGTGGTGTCGGCGCGCGGTGCCAGCCGGCGCGCCGGGAAAGCTGGGTATGGAATGGGGCGCGTCTACTCGGCATCGAACAGACGGAAAAGGCGGCGGCATTCGCGCGCTTGAACCACGGCGAAGACCGTAGAAGCGGCGGCGAAAAGACCGGAAAGAATGGCGAGCACGGGGTGGATCACGAAGGTCAGCCAGGCGCCGGCCGAGAGCGCGGGGACGAAGATCACGGCGGACGCCAGAGCGAGCATCCCGGCCCGTCTCGCATCCCGGCGGAGGCGGGCGACGAAGCTCACGCGCCACCCTTTCCACGCCGCTTAGAATCGCGGCGGGAGCGTTCAGTCTTCAGGGCTTCGAGCCGGCCCTTTTCCCAATCGCCGAATCGGCCGGTCAGGTCGCGGATCGCACCGTTGAGCGCATCGTCGCTGTAGCCTTGGACGGCGAGGTGATGGGTGCCGTTCACGCGGCCACCTCCTGTTGGGCGTCCTCGGGCTGGCGGATGCGGTCGACGGTTTCCCGCGCCACCTCGTCGTCCTCGCGGGTGCGGTCGGCGTGCAGCTTCGCCACGGCCTCGCTCGGGTATCGGTCGCTGAGACCGTAGGGCATCGTGAAGATCCACGAACCGTTGCGGAAGAAAGGCACGTAGTGAGCCGGCTCGCGCTCGCCTACCGGTTCCAGCGCGTGCCAGCCCATGACGGAATCCTCGAACGCCGCCCATTCGCGGCAGCGCTTCGCGGCTCGCACCAGATCGCCGGCCTTCGGCTGCCCTTTCGACGAGAGCGACTCGATCAGGAACACCGCCAGGGAAAAGGCGCGGCTGAACTCGGCGCCGATCCGTTCGGAATGGGAATCCGGGTCGTGCGGCAGAAGGTCGCGGCGCGCGATCTGCAGCAGCTTGGAAAGCGGTTGCGTGCGCGCCTTGGTGAAAAACGGTGTGCCGTGGTGGCTCGTGAAGTGCACCACCTCGGCGTCACTGCTCAACAGGCAAGCGGCGCGGGTGTAGAGCGTCGCCGCTTGGCGCAGCCGGAGTGCCAGCTCCGGCTGCGCGCTTGACGCGGCTTTGCTTGTGGAGAAAGGTTTCATCGTAGTTGCTCAATTGCTTGTGGTAACTGCTTAGGGGTTCGGGGCGTTAGTCCCGGCCTTGGCCGTCGGTCATGCCAGTGACCGGCGGCTTTATTGTTTCGCCTTGCCGCGCACCGTGCGCTTGCTCACCAGCCGCTTGAGCTGAGCGAGCGACACACGGGCGTCGCGGGGACCGAAATCGATGTGCTCTTCCAGCGTCCGGCGCGTCTGCGAGGTGGAGAGGTCGAGCAGGCCGGCGGCGCGGGCGATCGAGAAGGTGGTCACTTCCTCCACCTCTTTTTCGATTTTCTGCCACGTCCGGTCGGCAAGATCCTTTGCGGCCATTTCCAGAATGGCCTTTTCTTGTGCGTCAGTGAGTTGCATGGTCGGTTGGAAAGGGTTGGTGTCCGCCCCTACTCGGCTGCTAGGCCTTTCGGGGTATGGCTAAATGTCCAAAATGCGAAAGTTCGGTGACTCGTATGAATCTTGAGCACCCGAAGGCCGTGAATCGTGACGGGAAGGAATTCAGCGGCATTGTGTTCCTCTGCCCGTCGTGCTCTACCGTTCTGGGGGCGACGATTGATCCCGTGTTGCTTGCGAACCAAGTGATCCAAGCGGTGAAGGGCGCCCGATGACTTGACCCAGCGCTTGGTGGTCGGATTCTGCCTCACGGATTTTCCAGCAAGCCAAAGCCGTCCGGCAGTTTCCGAGATTCACTTGATGACCAGCTTCGATCAGCGAGTCAGCGGTGCGAAGGACGGCTTTGGCGTCTTTTAACAAAAGGCCGCCCAATGTCTCCGCGACCTTCAATGCGAGATCGGCCATTTCTTCCCGGTTCACTTGCTGAGGGCTCCTTTCTTCTTGGGGGTTGAGCGGAAGCGAAAAGCCGCCTCTTTGATGATGCGGCCCAACGCTTCCGCCGGCGCGCAATCCCATTCCTGGGCCTTGCCCATGATGGTTCTGAGCTGATCGGCCGTGAAGTGGGCCGGGTTGAATTGGAGGGTTGCCTGCATGGCGGTTTCGATTCGGGGGTTGGATTGCCCCTACTCAGCTGCTAGGCCTTTCGGGGTATGGGAAAACTTGAACTTTCAGATGTAGTGGAGACCCATCAGTTGGGTGCTCGTTACCGCGTGGACGAATTGCTCAATCCTTGGCTTCAAGCGGGTTGGAGGATTCTTCACGTGTGGACTGTTGATCGTGGTGATCCTCAGAGCCGACAGGAGGAATCCCAGTTCCTCCTTGGGTGGCCGATTCATCAGGGGAACCCTGTAAAGCCGGAGAAGAAGCCCTCTGAATGGGATCATAAGATGACCCGTCTGTGAGATAAGACTCAGCGATTAGAATCCTGACCGATCCTCCCTCTTCCCGAGTGTGGAGGATCGAGAATCGGGGAAAATCGGCCTGTGACTGCTGAAGCAGCTCGTTTGCGGCTTCGACGGTGGTGACTTCGTGGAGGCGCTGACGGCGAATCCCTCCGTTTAGATGAAGGTCGGCGTTCATCGGCCTGCTTTGGCTGGGGCTTTCGCGAGTTCGGCAGCGAGAAGCGTCTCAACGTAGTTCGAGAACGATCTGTTCTGTTTTTGGGCCTCTCGTTGCGCCGCGGCGGCGACCTTCTTGTCGAGCGCCACGCTGCGGGAGATTTTGGCGTGTTCGGTTGCGTTCATGTTTATTAAACTTGGATTCACCCTACCCGTGTTTATTAAACCGTCAAGGGGTTTATTAAACTTTTTCTGGAAATTTTCGAGGACGGCCGTTTAATCGTTCCTGTGACCACTGACGACGGACCGCAGAAGGTGCCCAAAAAGCGCTCGCTTAAGAGCTACGGGCGACAAAGTGAGGGCAAAACGATCAAGTCGTTAAGCTTGGACAAGGCGCTTGTTCAGCGCGCCGAAGCACGAGCAAAGGAACTCGGCATCAGCTTCAGCCAGTTCATGAATGACATGCTGGCGAAAGCGAACGGCCTGCCCCCTTCATCCGCCGACACCCCGGCCCCCACGTCAAAGAAGCCCGGAAAGAAGGGAGGGGCAAATGAGTGACACCCCTATCCTTGCCCTGAATTTCCGAATTGAAGGGCCGGTGGAGCTGTCCGAGTTGACCGCGGCTCTGGATGCTTTTCATCGCCAATACAGCCGACATCTGCGTCTGACGCAGCTCACCCACAGCGGACAACGGCCGGGCTCTGACGAAACCAAATTGTATGTGCGGAAGCTGGAAACCGGATCGGTGTTCACCGAGATGGTGCCGTGGGTAGAGGGTGCCATCACAGCATCCACTGCGCTGATGCCGTTGCTGGAGTACCACGAAGCATTCCGAGACTACCTGACGTTCGCCAAGCATCTGATTGACGCATTTTTGAACAAGTCGGAGATGCCGGCGCACTCCGAAGCGAAATGCGTTTCCTCTGATTTCGCCGACGTGCTGGCGCCCGTTGCACGCCGTCGCAATGGCAGCTTGGAAATCGCTCTGAAGCACGAGACGCCGGAGGGCGAAAAGACGGAAATGCTTTGTTCGTTCACCTCCGACGAGGCGATGCGCGCCCGCACTCGTGCGCTGGAGCTGGCGAGGGATCGCGATGAAAGCCGAGCGGACTACAGCAACGTGATCCTCTACCTGCCGCAACTGAACTCCCAGACTCACCCGCAATCCCCCACGCACACGGCAGACCGCGGTGTGATCGAGCGCATCCACTCGAAACCCCTGAAAGTGGTATGGGTCAGCGAGCAAGACAGCATGCGAGTAAAATCCGCACAGGGCAATCCGCTGCGGAACTCCTACCTGGTAGATGTGAATGTGGAGCGAGTGCAGGGAAAGCCGAGCGTTTACTGCGTGGTGCGACTGCACGAAATCTTCCCGCCGGAAGAAGAGGAGGAAGGCAGACTTCTGCCCTGACCGCGGGCTTGGCGCAGCAAATTTCATGTGTTCACACGAACACTTTGCCGCTTGCCCCGGCCAGCCGCTTTTTGTACTACCTCGAGTATTACCCTCCGTATTCACGAAGTAACACCCCCGCCATGGCCGAGTTTTCAAGGATCTCCCTCTACCTCTCTAACGACGAAAAACGCATCTTGGACGCCACCGCGTCGCGCCTGAGAATCTCGCGTTCGGAGGTCATGCGCCACCTGGTGCTCTACCACGGGCTGTGCGGCGGAGATTTCCCCCTCACCGCCCGCTTGCTCGCCTTACCACCCGCGGACCGCGAGCGGGTCATCGAGCAGCTCCGCATCCGCGCCGAATCCGGCGACCCGCCGAAGCCACAGCAGTTCCGGGAATGGATCAAAGAAACCCTCGGTGATGCCGAGGCCGAAACGGTTTCCAATGGCGCCGACGCCCTGATCCGCAAGCTGCTCGAACCGTCATGAGCCGGAAAAAGGAAAACGATTCCGAATTCGTCCGTGTGGGCTCGGTCTCGATCCTACTCTACCCTTGGCGGCATCCCAGCGGCCGGCAATACTGGCGCTTCGTGTGGCACGACCCGGAAACCGGTCGCCGCAAGTATGCCACCCGCGCAGACTACAAGGACGCCAAGAAAGCCGCCCGCGACAAGGCCGTCGAACTGGCCAATGGCTCGGTCGATTTCACGAAGCTGACGGACCAGCAACGCCGGGCCATCACGCGCTTGCTGGCCGCTGACGCCACGCTCGCGAACGTCGAGGAGTTCCTGGTCTGGCAAGCCCAGCGCAAGAGCCGTAAGACCGTCGCCGATGCGGCGACCGAGTTCATGGCTCAGAAGCGCGCCAACCGCGGCGCGTCCATGCAGAACGTGGCGACGCTCGACAAGATCCTCGCCGCATTCGTCGCCGCGTTCGAAGGGCGCGAACTCGGATCGCTCACGGTCGACGAGTTGCAGGCGTTCATCCAGCGCCCCAAACGCGACGGACAGCCGGCCAGTCCGCGCACCCGCCATAACACCAGGCGCGGGTTGGTGACGTTCTTCCGCTGGTGCCGGACCCGCAAATGGCTGCCGTTCGGCCCAACCGCCGCCGAGGACACCGACAAGCCGATCGTGCCGCGCCAGATCCCTGAGACCTACACGCCCGCCGAGCTGGCCACGATGCTCGCGGCCGTGCGGCCGGAATACCTGCCGTGGCTGGCCACTGCCGCGTTCGCGGGAGTGCGAACCGAAGAGATCGCGCCCGACGACGGAGGCGAGAAAAGCCCGCTCGATTGGAGCGACTTCCATTGGAAGCGCGGCCTGCTGATCGTCCGCCCGGAAACGGCGAAAACGAAGCACCGCCGCGTCGTGCCGATCCAGCCCGCACTGCGCGCCTGGCTCGAACCGATCCACCAAAAATCCGGGCCGATCTGCTCCGTCTCGCCGCCCGCGCGCAAGGTCGCCGGCCGTGGCGAGGAGACCGAAACCAAGCGCCTCGGCGCGCTCGTCGGCGGCTGGAGGAAGAATGCCCTGCGCCATTCTTTCATCTCCTACCGTGCCGCCTTGGTCGGCCTCGGTCAGACCGCAATGGAAGCCGGTAATTCAGAATCCGAGGCGAAACGCAGCTACAATGACGCCAAGGGACCGGACGAAGCGGAACACTGGTTCGGCGTCACGCCCGACGCGGATCAGCCGCGGAACACAAAACGCAAGTCACTGAAAATCAACAAATAA